GATAGGTGTAAGAAGAAACCCAAGATTGAGGAAATGATGGAGAGAATCTCCTACACAAGGCGCGAATTGATTCCACCTTCTCACCCATGCAAACAGAATGGATAGCACGCTGAGCAGCCCTACGAGTACTAATACCCAAATCAGTTTCACGCTTATCGTCCAACAACTGCATGTGAGATTGCACTGTGTACAAATCACTCAGAGAAGTCTCTACATTCTGAGCCCCTCTCACCGGAACAGGTATTGATTGTGGAGCTGCAAACTCAAAATCTTCCCCTGGTTCAACGAAAACATGCAATTGAGCATTCTGTGTGATGTCAGGTCCAACCATACGGTTCAAAACGGTAAGAGTAATCAAACCATTAAAGCCGGTTTCCCCATTTGAGGTTCCACTCACACCAGCAGGCGTAATGGCCCATGGCGAGGTTGTGCCCCCCCAATAGCCAGCTGTATTCGTATACAACCATGGCAAAAAGGCCATGTATGGGGCTGTGAAAGAAACCTCAGAGCTCTTAGATAAATCTAGAATCTCAGTATGGAGTACTCCCTCCACTGGCAAGAACCAGAGAAATAAGAAGGATCCCATGTCAACTTCAGCCTCCCTCTATTCATAAGAGGAGCAACCACTCTAAATGTAAACTTGAGTGATCCCCTCCAAAATTGAAATGCCGAAGCCACATACGCAACTGGAGGCCCTGTGGCAGTATAATACGAATTGGTCGTAGAATAACCGGTTCTTGTCGTGAATGACCACAAATCCGGTAAAACTGCTATCGCAAATATTGACGAACCTACTACTGTACTTGGGGACCAAATAGATGATGTCAAATATGTCTCTCTCTTGATAATATGTGAGATTGACATATGATCCACACCATCTAAGCCAACTGTCCGAGAATCTAGGCACAATGCATTATCAGGATCCAAGGTCAACTTGTCCATATGAGCACACACACCTGGATTAGCAAGTCCCGGTATAGTGTGCTGTCTCAGAGCAGGTGTATCCCTAACGGGCAACGTATGAAGACCCAAGAACTTCGCAATATCACCAGTATACTTGGCAGCCGCCTCCACTGGCTTCATATAAGGCCCAATAACAGGTACACCTGACGCAGCACTTGAAACTGCCTGAACAACTGCCGCTGGTGTTGAAACCACTCCCATTGAACTCTGAACTATCATGCTTGGACCACTAAGTTCTACATTCTTCGCACGAGCAAAAACAGTTATAGTAACTGGTATACCAGTAGCCGTACCCGCCACTTGTAACGCCGCCAATGACTCTATCGTTGCTTCTCCCATCTCATCCAGAGTGATATATGGTGGTGTGGGTCCAGTTGTCAGGGGTGTATTCGATGCCGGATAAATCCAGTTCAAATAAGTCAGCATGGGCAATTCCATTTCAGCTCCTATATTGTTTTGTGGATAAAGAAACACATGAGGTCTACAAGATCTAGCCATAACTCCTTGTGGCACATTTCCATCAAATGTGTTGTCTATAACCCCACCACTATATGAATAAGTGGTAGTTCCCTCTGTTATGACATGCTTAGAAGCAGATGCCATGGGATGATACGAAACCATAGCCATACCAAATTGAAAGGGAGAAGCATTCAAGATGAACTTCAACTCCATAGTCGCATGTATACGACTGTAACCCTTCAACTTAGAGTAAACTGTTGGATGCGTAAAATAATTGGTCCAAGGATCGAACTTTTGGTATAAACTACTACCCTCCGACCATGAATACTGCTGTATCTGTATCCATCGATCAAAGAAGTCATCAAGACCAATCTTAGTTGTATCCATCCCATCCTGGTACGACATATCTCTCACTAAAGGACAAACTACATCCTCTCCTTCATTCGAATCATC